CGAACGCAGAGCAATCCAAGCAAGCAGAGGTAGAGCGCCAGATTGCCGGTTTCGTTGCCTCATCTGAGAACGAATTTGTTGCAGTGCAACCGGACTATCTTGATGCGGTTGCGCATTTGCAAAAGGTAGCCGACAGCAATTTGCTTGCACTTGGCATCACCGACCCACAGCAGCGCGTAGCGATGATTCGCCGCGATGCAATGCAAATGGCGGTGAACGCTGCGCGCGCCGGAAAGTCACCGGCAGAGTTGGCCTACACGATGGCAAAGAATTATGGATACACACCGAAATCTGCGCAATCTGATGTAAAAACAGCAGAATCGAAGATTGATTCCATCGCCAAAGGAAAAGCATCTACCCCATCAATGCCTGCTGGTGGTAAAGTAGCGCCAACCATGTCATTGGCGGCACTTGAGGCGCTTGATGATGATGAGTTTAACAAAATGATTGACGATCCCGCTGCTTGGAAGAAATTGATGCGGGACGCAAAGTAAAGGAATAAGCATCAACCTCGTCTGACGGACGTAAATCGTCACCACGTAGTCGTCCCGCGTAAAGGGCGAATCAGTCGCGGTTCCAGCGTTACGGGAACAACAACTTATTCACTTTTACAAAGGACGAAAACATGGCTTCCACTAGCTACGGCACTAACAGTGCCAGTGCAGTAAAGCTCTTTTCGCGCAAACTGTTTCGGGAAGCACTGAAACAGACGACCATGTCGAAATACATGGGCGAAGGTTCGGACAACATGATTCAGGTGTTGAACGACACGCGCAAAGGGCCGGGTGACAAAATCACCTATCAGCTTCGGATGCAGCTTACCGGCAACGGCGTGCAGGGTGACGGCGTACTGGAAGGCAGCGAAGAAGCGTTGACGGTTTACACCGACAACATCTTGATTGACCAACTTCGCCACGCTGTTCGCAGCGGCGGCAAGATGAGCGATCAACGCATTCCGTTTGAAGTGCGCGAAGAAGCCCGCATGGGCCTGACAGACTGGTGGGCTGATCGTATTGATACGTCGCTCATCAATGTTCTGGCGGGCAACAGCGGACAGACCGACACGCGCTTCACCGGCAACAATGCGGCTACCGCGCCTTCCACTGGCCGCCAACTGTTCATCAATGCAAACGAATTGACGGAAGCATCCGTTTCGACCACTTCGACGCTGACCCTCGCGGGCATCGACAAGTGCGTTGCCACGGCGAAGGTTGCTACTCCGCTGATTCGTCCGCTGATGGTGAATGGTTCGCCACACTACGTAATGCACATCCATCCGTTTCAGGTTTATTCGCTTCGCACGAATACCAACACGGGTCAGTGGCTTGACATCCAGAAGGCGGCGATGACTGGCGGCAAGATTGGCGACAACCCGATCTTTACCGGCGCTCTCGGCGTCTACAACAACGTGATTCTCGTTGAGAATCCCCGCGTGCCTGCCGTCGTAGCGAATACCCGCCGTGCCGTGTTTTGCGGCGCACAAGCGGCTACGTTTGCGGTTGGTCAGAACTCTGCCCCTGAGAAAATGTCATGGGTTGAGGAGCTTTTTGATTACGAGAATCAACTTGGCGTTAGCGCCGGGATGATCTTCGGCACCAAAAAGTCGGTTTTCAACAGCGTGGACTTCGGCACCCTGGTGCTGACGACCTACGCTACTGCACCTTAATCGGAGGAAAACATGGCTACGTATACCTGCACTGTTTTCAATGCAACCCCGAAGGCTGTTCATGTCGGAGTCAATTCGGTTTCCGGCTCGATCAACCTGCTTACCACGGCTTCATCCGTTGGCGACGTTATTTTCCTTGCCAAGATTCCTCATGGCGCGAAATTCGTCTCCATTGAAGCCGATCACACCACTGGCGCGACTGCTCAAGCTCTGTCCTATGGGCTGGCAACGGGCGGCACGGCTGGTGGCGGCGCATCGTACTCGGCATTCATTGCGAGCGGCGCGCAAGCAACTGCATTGCGGAAAAACGTCCTCGGCCTGCCCGCTGACGTTTCCGTGAGTGACAACGACGGCAACCGCTACGGTATTTTGGCAGCGAAAATTGAAGCAGGAACGGCAACCACGTCCCTGATTGTCAATTTCGTGTACAACTACCGGGTTGACGGCGTTGGCGGCTAACGCGGGTTGGGGCTGGCCTTCGGGCCAGTCCCTTTTTTGAGGAGGAAACGATTGGACTTGGAAGCGGCGAAGGTATTCCACGAACGCGGCAATCTGGCGGATGCGGAAATACTTTACAACCAGTTGTTGAACAAGAATTTTGACGATGCTGCGGTGCTGTTCTATTACGGCACATTGCTGTTGCAGCAAGGAAAATCCGGGCTGGCTTCAAACGTGCTGAGAATGGCGCTTGCAGATACCGGTGACGATTCGGCTGTATTGCAAAATTTATCGAACTGCTACAAGACCGAAAACAAGGTCAAGGAAACAGAGGACATTCTGAAATTGGCGTTGGCGAAGAAACCGAATGCAGAGATTTACGCGGCGCTCGGAAACTTGCACATCAACGATGGAACGCCTCACAAGGCGCTTGAATACTACGAAGCAGGATTGAAACTAGACCCAACGAACGACCTGATTAAATTCCACATCGGCCTTGCGAATCTTGAGCTTGGTCTGTATCGCAAAGGGTGGGAAGGGTACGAGCGAGGTTTGGTAGCTGGCAATCGGGTAGTGCGGCAGTATCGCAACTTGCCATATTGGGACGGCACTCCCGGAAAGACGGTGATTGTGTGGGGTGAGCAGGGCGTTGGTGATGAGATCATGTTTGCGTCTTGTATCCCGGATGCGATTAAGGTCTGCAAGAAAGTGATTCTGGATTGCCACCCGCGATTGGTGGACACATTCAAACGGTCATTCCCTGAAATTGAAGTGCATGGCACGCGCAAGAATCAGATGCTTGATTGGTTGCCCGGAACGGATGCAGAGGCGCAATGTTCGATCACTACGCTGGCGGCAATGTGGCGAAATGAGAAAACTGATTTTCCTCGCAAACCGTACCTAACGGCAGCAAGCAAAGAGTACAAGAAAGACGGCAGGAAGCGCGTAGGACTTGCTTGGACGGGCGGCATCAAGCAGACGCGCAAGGACTTGAGAAGTGTGACTTTGGACGATTTGAAGCCGATTCTGGCGCAGGATTTTGACTTCTACTCGTTGCAGTACATGCCGGAAGCGGCGCGTGAGATTTGCGAGTTTGAAGAACGCAGTGGGGTTCGAGTAAAGCACTATCCTGGATTGGTGGAGTGCAAGAATTATGATGAAACGATCAACTTCATTGCCTCACTGGACTTGGTGATTTCGGTGTGTACGACAACGATTCACGCTGCTGGGGCTTTGGGTGTGCCGTGCTGGATTATGACTCCAGCAAAACCGGCATGGCGGTATGGATTGAAGGGCGAAAATCACGACTGGTATGGTAGCGTCAAGATGTTCCGGCAGAAGCCGAATGAAACATGGGCACCAGTGATTCACAAGGTTAGCGAGGCGTTGAAATGCTTATAACCGAGGAGTATCGCAGTCTCAATGCGCAGTTGCATGAGAATGAAGCCTATGGCACCAGCGGGCGACATGCCGCAGAAACAATCAAGAATTTGTCAGATAAGTACGGGCGCGACATTCTCGATTACGGGTGCGGGAAACGAACGCTGGAAAAAGCGCTTGGGTTCCCGATCAAGAATTATGACCCGGCGATAGAGGGACTTGATGCGCCGCCTGAACCTGCTGAAATTGTGGTGTGCGGTGATGTGCTGGAACACATTGAGCGTGATTGTCTGAATGATGTGCTGGACGATTTGAAGCGAGTGGTAAGGCACATTGGACTGTTCACGATTTCTACTGTGCCGGCCAAAAAGTTTCTCGCAGATGGCCGCAACGCGCACCTGATTGTGGAGAAAGAGGGCTGGTGGTTTCCGAAAATCAAGTCGCGGTTTTACATCGACTATTGGGACGTTCAGGAAAAAGGCATTGCCGCATACGTGAGGGCGAAATGAGCAGACGAAGCATGGTGTGGGATAGATTGAAGGCGGAACAGTCAGCGCCGGTGCAGACCGCGCAGCAAGCGCCGGTTGCGCCCACCGCCGCGTCAAATGATATTCGCGCATGTGGCAAGTGCGGAAAAGTTTTTACGCGCGGCCTGTTTGTGCATCAGAAATTTTGTAAGGGATAGCCATGCCGTCCTACACCTACGGAAATATCCAAGACCGCATTGCGGATGAGCTGGATCGTCCTACGGATATTGCGGCGCAGATCAAACTCGCCATCATTTCAGCAATTGAGCATTACGAGACTGAGCGGTTTCCGTGGGCCGAAACGATTGATACTTCAACGCTCACGACCACGTCGACCATCAACTACGTGACCCCGCCCACCGGATTTGTGAAGATCGACAAGCTGCAACTAACGCTTTCATCTTACAAATACGACCTTGCACGCATCGGCTTCGAGGATTGGGCGAACAAGACTGCAAACGCCACCACAAACAGCCAACCTACCGAGTACACCGAATATGCCGGGTTGATCTACCTGTATCCAACACCGAATTCCGCCTACGTTTTGCCGATTTCCTACGTCAAGCGGCTTGCTACGCTGTCGGCAACGAGCGATGCAAACGGATGGACAAACTTTGCAGAGGAACTGATTCGCCATCGCGCGAAGGGAGACATTCTCTGCAATATCGTTGGCGATGACATGGCGATGAAAGAGGCGCGTGCATTGTCTGGCGAAGGCTTCTACAGCGCATTGGAAAAAATCGCTTACATGAAGGTCAGGGCCGATGCAGACGGGCATGTGATGGTTGGCAGAGTGAAAGGGCGTTACCTGTGATTCAGGTTGCAGAATGGTTGCCGGATCAACCGGCGCTTAACGGTGGCGACGTGATGGCGAAAAATGTCATTCCGTGGAAGGCATCCTATCGTTCATTCCCATCGTTTTCTGCGCTGTCCACCACGTCGCTTACTGCGCGCTGTCAAGGTGCTGCATTTGCGCGTGACAATGCTGCTGTCGTTTACAACTATGCTGGCGATGCAACAAAGCTCTATCGCCTCAATTCACTCACTTACACCGATGCAAGTCGCACGGTTGGCGGCGCGTATGCCACTGCGATTGATGACTATTGGGAGTTTCTGCAATGGGGCGAATCTGTAATCGCCACCAACTACACAGACGCGCCACAGGTTATCTCGCTTGGAGCGACAAACTTCATTGCCCTTTCTGGTTCACCACCAAAGTCGCGGCATATTGCCGCTGTGCGCGATTTTGTGGTGATGGGGAACATTGACGATGGCACCAGATACCCTTCGCGTGTGCGTTGGTCTGCAATAAACAACTCAACGGATTGGACTGTATCAGCGACAACGCAATCAGATTATCAAGACTTGGTAGGTGATGGCGGATGGGTGCAGAAAATCATCGGCGGCGAGTATGGCATCGTGTTTCAGGAGCGTGCAATCTGGCGCATGAGCTACGTTGGCTCTCCGGTTATTTTCCAGTTTGACAAGATCGAACTTGCGCGGGGATCCTATGCTCCGCAAGCGGTAATCGGGTGGGGTAACCGAGTGTTCTACCTTGCCGATGATGGTTTCTACATGATTACAGGTGGCGCAACGTCTATTCCGATTGGCGACGGCAAGGTAGACCGGTATTTCATCAATGATTTGTCCGCAGCCTACGCCTACCGGATCAACGCCACCATCGACCCGGTGAACAAACTGGTGATGTGGGCCTATCCTGGTACTGGTTCTACTGGCGGAACTCCGAACAAAATTCTTATTTACAACTGGACGGTGAACAAGTGGTCTTATGCCGAAGTGGATACAGAATGCTTTGCACGGTTTGCATCTACCGGCTACACGTTGGAGGGTCTTGACGCAATCAGCGGAAGTCTTGATGCGCTTGGCGCTTCGCTCGATTCGCGTACATACACTGGCGGGCAGCAGTCTCTTGCGTCATTCAACACTTCGCACAATATCGGCACGTTTTCCGGGGCGGCAATGAATGCGACGGTTGACACAAAAGAGTTGCAACTGTTTCGTGGTCAGCGTGCCGGAGTGCAGAAAGTGAAAGCGTTAGTTGATGGTGCAAGCCCAACGGTTCAATTGGCTGTTGGCGGGAGAAACAGTCAATCAACGGCGGTCTCGTTTGACACGGCGGTAACGGCGGACTCAAAAGGCGATTGCAACACGCGAAACAATTCATTCTTCCATCGGTTTCGCATCACGACTACCGGCAATTTCGACTTTATTCTTGGTGTTGAACCGTTGCAGGCGTATGCCAGAGGGAAAAGATAATGGGTAGTCTCGCAAACGCCTCTGGTCGCCGGTATCTCAATGTGCCGACGATTCTGGACGATCACGCGCAGTGGTTGCGCCTGATTGCCGTTGCGCTGAACAATGCGATTTCTGGAAAATTGAACAATACCGGCGCTGTAACTATCACGGCGAATGTGGCGACTACGACGCTGACTGATTCACGGATCGGGAAAAACTCGATGATTGGATTGATGCCGACAACGGCGAATGCAGCAGCAGCGCTTGCCAATATCTATTTCACCACGTTTGCTGATGGTTCTTGCGTTATAAATCATGCCAACAATGCTCAAAATGACCGGACTTTCATTTATACGGTGACCGGATGACCGCGCTCGTAAAAGTCATGGCAGTAACCAACCGAGAATTGAAATGACAACCCCAGTTTCTTCGCAAGATGCTGCCGATTTTCGAGCGTTTATCAATCTCTACGACAAGCCTTCCGGCCGAGATTGGTTCTCGCATGAAATTTCCAACATCGCTCAAGCCTTTGCAAATTCCAAAGGCTATGGCGGCGACTCCAACTATGTTGGAAGTCTTGCTGGGACAGCCTTGCCGGGGCGCGCATTTAATCAGGCTCCGGCTGATTTGTTTGCAGAAGGTCAGACCAAGGGCGGTGATTTATTTGATAACCCTGTGCAACTACTTGCGCTTGCCGCGCTTGCATATGGCGGTGCTGGTGCATTAGGTTTTTTGGGAGAAGGCGGACTGGCTGCTGCGGATGCTGTTGGTGGCGCAAACCTATTTGGTGATGGATTGGCAGGATTTAGTGGCGCTTCAGCAGGCGGCGCTGCGGATGCTGTTGGTGGCGCAAACCTATTTGGTGATGGGCTATCAGGGTTTAATGGCGGGCTTGGTGATGCCTCATGGGGCGTCAATCCGCAAGGGGGCAATATGGACTGGTTGGACTTAATTTCTCAGGTGGATGGCAGCGGCGGCGTTGATTGGACTACCGGCCTTGATACTGGCGCGGGCGATTACTCGCAATGGCTGAATCAACTTTCAGACCCGTCGAACCCCAACCTTTTCCCCGGTGAATCGTCTACTGTTGGTGGCGATCAGTCGATTGCGGATAGGTTGCGCGCACTGCAAGAGCAATTCCCGAACATGCCGCCCGGTACGACTTCGTTTCTTTCGCGGTTAATCGGTGGCGGTGCAAGCGGCGGCTCAGGCAGCAACACTAGCAAAGGCTTGCTCGGCAGTCTGTTCGGGCTCGATCAAGGTACGGCTTCCGGCTTAGGCGCGCTTATTTCAGGCGGTCTTGGCGCGTATGCGAGCAATCAGCAGACAAACGCCTACAAAGACCTCGCCGACAAGTACGCTGGTTATGGCGCGCCGTACCGTCAGAAATTGTCTGACCTGATGGCAAACCCTGACAGCTTCTTGTCCAGCAGCGAAGTGCAAGTGCCGGTGCAGCAAGGCACCAATGCGCTGATGCGTTCGCTCTCGACCGGCGGCAATCCGTTTGGCAGCGGCAATGCGTTGCAGCAGGGGCAGAATTACGCGAGCAACAATCTGTACTCTCAGTTGCAGGGCAAGGAAAACCAGCTTGCCGGATTCGGTGGCTTGACTAATTACAACGGCGCTGCGGCTGGTGCTGCTGGAAATGCGATTCAGTCGCAGGGCAATCAGTACAACGCGCTCGGCAGTTCGATCAACGACATTTTCAACCCGCCAAAAACGCTTGCCGAAAACCTTGCCGCGTACAAATCATTGATTGGATGACGCCATGAACTTTGAAAGCACACTGGCAAACATTCCTGGCCTCGGCGGGTATCTCGCCAAAGGGCGCTATGACCAACAGAGCCAATCCGCTGAACTCGGACAAATGGGCGCGCTTTCGCAATTGCTTGGTCACATGGAGCAACAGAAGGTGGCGCAGGAGGAGCGAGCAAATACCGTAAAACTGCGGTCATTGCTGTCTCAAGCAACGCCTGAACAGTTGGCAGACCCTAAGTGGATGCGCGCTGCGGCAATTCAGTTTGGCGATCCGAAGTCGATTCTTACCGCGTCAAAGCCGGAATTTGGCACCACGCCGCACGCTGTTACTTTGCCGGATGGCCGTTCTGTGATGATGGTTAGCGACAAGGATGGAAACCCGAAAATCCTTCCGGGAATGACGCCTCAGAACCAGTTTACGCAAGGCACCGTTGATGCAGGGGCAAGCCGCGCTCAAAGCGACCGGCATTTCTCCGGCGTATCAGGCAACACGCAGGCGACGCTTGGGCAGCGCAATTACGAGTTCAATAACTTGGGCGCGAACCAGCAATTGCATGGCGGCATCGACCTTGCAAAGTTGCGCAATGCGAATACAGAACTGCAATACAACACCGGTCAGCCGGGCGCTGCCGTGCCTGAAATGCCGCAGAGATTCACGCCGCCTAGTGCAGCGAACATCACAGGGTTGCCTCAGCGCAGTAGCATGGCTATTCCACCGCAAGTGCAAGCGACCCGTGACGCTGACCGTGTTCGCATCTTGCAAGAAGAAGCCGCAAGGAATCCTGCCGATGCAGCATTGCAAGCTGAACTGCGAAATGCACAGAGCGGGCAGAACTACACAGGGCTAGGATCAGGTCGAGCGCCAGTTGCCGCTACTGCATCCCCAGTCGTGGCTAATCCTGCTGCGCCTGTTGCCGCACCAAGCGGCTCTCAGTTGCCCGGAAAGATGGCGGCTCAAAATGCTCAGAAAATTGAAATGGAGCGAGAGGAAAAACGTATCGGGGCAATTGATGCTCTGAAAACTGCCGGGTATGACCCAGCCACCGGGAAAGATAAAATGTCCGAGTTGATTAAAAAATCAACAAGCGGCATGGGACAAAATATTGGTGCCGGGACTGCCGCCTTTTTTAATATAACTACAGATGGAAGAAAGGCGCTTAATACAATAAAAGCCGACTCGTCAAAGATTGTTATGGATATGATGGGAGGAAAATTGGGGGCAGGTATTTCTAACGCCGACCGTGATTTTGTAGAAGCGCAACTTGGTAGTGTTGGTGATGCAAATAAAACTGCCGACGAGAGATTAGCTGCGTGGGAATCTGCAAAAAAACGTCTGATTGATGTTGCTGGTTCAAAACGGTTTGGCGAAGTTACTGGGTTGATTAGCTCCAATTCAGGGATAAGTGGCGTACCGCAGCCTACTAGCGACATTGACAATCGACTGAAAAGATATGGCAACGCTCGCTGAAATTGAAGCGGCATTCATCAAGGCCGATGATTTGGCCTTGAAAGGTGACCGACAGGCCGCAGAGGATGCGGCTGCGTTCGCTGCTGAAATCAAGAAAATGCGCGCCGCCCAGAAAGCGGAACAGCCACAAGGCAACAGCCTAATC